ATCTTTCTAATTTAAGTTATATGTCATTTCACCTAGCTCTTTACCGCCGACACCTTGAGTAGCTTTAAGCACTACTGGAGTAGTGGTGTCGTTTAGCTCATAGGCAATTACATATTGTTTAGTCCCGCCCGGTTTAAGTTCGTCGAAATCTCCGCCACGATATTGTTCAAATTTTTCATCCTGTGGGGTCATTCCAACATCCAAATTCCCTACAGTATTTTCAGTTTCTTGAAAGGCGTTCATGCATGCAATCCATGCCATAGAGCCGTCCAGAGGTTCAGAATCGTCGTTTGTCACTTCGTAGACGAAGGCGATCTGAGGATTTTCTCTGTATACATTTGCGTCTGGTTGTAAAACTTCCTCAGATAAAATTTTAATTGTAGCTTTTTCAATTTTGAGAGTTCCATCCGCGAACCCGACTTCTTTCTTCTCTGATTCCTTTGGAACACTGACCTCAGTACTTTCGGCTGCTTTTGACGATGCAGCCTCAGTTGTAGTAGATGATTCTTTAGTATCACTACCAGAATCACTGCTTCCGCAACCTGCTAAACCGAAAGATATTGCCAAAACTAACCCTATTCCCACAATCTTTTTCATCTGTTTCCCTCCAAATAACTAGTTTTGCTCCCACTTAATGGCAGGTAGACTGTCGCCAAGTTACCGTTTTTATATCAACGATTTATAAACCGACATCGTTCCATCTTTGTGGAACCAAATTGTATGTTTATCCTCGGTGATTACTCCATCATATTTTCTCGCATACCATTTAATAGCGGTGCGGAAAGTCTTTTCTGTGACTGATAAATGCTCGGCGCATTCCCAAATTGTTTGGCAGCCGTTGTCAAAACAATCAATGATGTCATAGGGCGTGACGAGCATTAACGCACCCACATCTCTTGCTCGGCGCTCCTGCTTGCATTTTTCAAGGCTATCCTGATCTACAATGTCTCCAACGGACGTGAGATAGTGTCCGATTTCTTCGGCTACCGTACAAGTTAACTCTTCCGCAGTTTGGTCAGGATTGAGATAGACGACATCTTTTACTATCAATCCTTTTTGCACCTTAGGCATTATAGGTTCAAATTTGTATTCCAGTTCCGGATAAAGAGCCATGAGTTTTTCTGCATCGTCCATTTGATATCACCAGCTTTAATAATGTTTTCAGCTTATAAATCATGTAAAATAATTTTTTCACACGATTGAAGCTGAGTAATAGGGCTTGCAAACAAAAATTCTGTCGCTCGTGTTTTACGATTTGCTGAGTAAACTAACTCATACTCATATGAGTGTTGAACAGAATGATAGAGGTCCGAAATTTGTGGTGCTTTGTCATAAGTTAGGATCCAGAAATAATCATCCATACCAAGTATTTCATTTCTCATGTTTTCATGTTGCTCGTGATTGAAAAATGAGAGATAGAGGGATTGACCTTGTTGATAATAGGGTGGGTCAAAGAATGTAAATAGTTGTTCTCGTGGATAGTTTTCTTTTAGGATAGGAACTAAATCTGCTGCATCGAGATTATATAGTTGAATCTGATCTCTATACTCGGCAATCTTTTGTATTTTATTGATAGAAGTTTCTTTTGTGAACCTGCAATCAATAAGATATTTTCCTTGTTGTGCTTGGCCACCGATTGGTCCACCGGAAATAATGCCACTCACATTTGTGCGATTGAGGAAAAATGTCGCAAAAGCACCTTGAATAGATTCTGGATCTCGTCCTACTCTAGCATAGATTTCTTTTTGTTTGTGCCATTCATCAAGCGTGATTGGTGTATTAATAATCATTTGAATTAACTCATCTGTATGATTCAGACAAGCATTCCAAAATGAATAGATAGCTGGGTCATAATCATTTATGATCGCGGACTCAATATGGCCACCAAGCAATAATTCCCAAGTTATTCCAGATCCACCTGCAAACGGTTCGCAATAGATAGGGGCCTCGATACCATTGTGTTCGATAGTTGATTTTACAAACTTCCATAGTTGACTTTTCCCACCTGGATATCTAAGTGGGGATTTTGTTTGTGGCATATTTATCACCTCGAGTCCATGTTAACAAATTTGTAGTTTTATGGCCATAACTAAAATCCGTGAGACTTCAACTTTTTTTGTAGGATATTTAACGCAATCATCAACTCATCTGCAAATTTTTTTAATTCTTTTGGAACGTAAGTATAATAGTCTTCGAGAATAGCAGTTTTTTCGCAAAAAGAAAAAAGTTTTTCACTTAAATCTGAACCTTTCAGAGTGTCATTACAAAGATTATCTACCTTGAGTAAATTATCATTAACACGGGATGGAGTATAAGTAGAAGTTTCAGGATTATTCCCTACTTTTCTCCAAAAATCCTTCGTCCTCTTACTATCATGTACATAATCATAGATAATCGAGTATAAAAATGATTCTGGAGGAAGGAAAGTTGGTAAATATACAATTGTATCTCTGTGTTGTCTTGTGCTATAGCTCCGAGTAATATTGTGATTTTTGATGTAGTCTTCAATATAGACTCGTGTGTCGGTTCTAGCATCTCCATCAAGAATAATTGCTACATCGTTGAAATGCGGATCGTACTTTGGTAGTGCAAACAGCTGTTGACATCCGAGAAAAACAGGAATTAATTCATAATTTGGAAGCTTCTTTTTATCAATCATGTCTAGGGAAATAGCGGTATCAATAAGTAGTTCCAATAATCTTGCGGTTTCTTTATCTTCACAATATATTTTTACTTTTGGGACGAATGAATCATACGAATCAAATAAATCTGCTTTTAAAGATCGATAATTTTTATATGTTGTTGGATAAGGATTGTCTTGGTCCTTAAAATAGATCAGTTCAAAATCGTCAGGTGCTGTTATATTTAAATCAAGGATGCTACGTAAGAACGTCAAAGAATGTGAACTTACAAAAATTTGGAGATTCAATTCTTCAGTGAGGTCAGAAAGTAAATCTAATAGCCTTTTTTGAGCGCTAGGATGAAGCGATGCATCAACTTCATCTATACAAAGTATTCCTCCTGAGTACCCTTCTTGTTGAGACAAAATATAAAAATCAACTAACGCACTAATAATCGCCCCTAAATTATCTTGCCCAACCGATTGTGTGACAGCAGTTGTATTTTCAATAGGTACATAGAAGTATTTACCGTCAAATGCATCTTTGGATAGGCTTTCAATGTATGATGTATTTGGAGAAATTGAATTTGGTAAAACTGTATTGTACCAATTAATAAATTTAGATATAGCATCACTCTTGGTAAAAGCTGCCTTTCTTGAAATGTTCTTTGTAGTAACTTCCACTTCTCCTAGCGGGAAAAGTCGGGATAGCGAGATGAAAATAGTTGGGATTGGTACTCGGGCAGAGCCACCAATATTATATTTATCTTTAACCTCATTAATGGCTTGAGTTTGTGTCAAGGTCTTATTATCCTTAGTTGGGTCTTGAGAGGTACGCGGAATAACACGGATACCACGACCCCTAGCTGTATCATCTTTAAAACCAATACGTTTAGTAAATATTGATCCATCTTGTTCGTCTTTGTATTGAACATAGATTCTATATGACTCGATCTTTTCATTTTGATCAATCTTGAAAAAATCCATAAAGTTTGGTTGAAAGTTGCCTCCAGACTCTTTTTTCCGAGTTAAACCAGAACCGGATGCAATCATTGATAGTAGATTAGATTTACCTACACCATTAACGCCAGAGACAACTGTGATCTTTTTGCCAATTTTTATTGGCTCAATGTCAACTAACTTTCTAAAATTTGGAACAATAACCTTATCAACCTTTAGATTCACCTTTTACACCATCCATTCATTTTATTTACTTCCCATGATCCCTTTGCTTGATGAAATCTATGAAGTTCTTAACCTCATCTAATTGCTCCTCCGTTAGATCATCGTCCAAATGGGCGGCGACTAGGGTAGGGGCTTTTTCTTTGTCGTCAGTTCGGCCAAGGAGATAGTCGGTGGAGACATCAAAGAAGTCGGCTAATTGCTTTAATGAGTCGTCCTTTAAAGCTCTTTTATTTGTTTCCCACATAGCAATTGTACTTGGAGAGACGCTGAGTTTTTCCGCAAGTTGTTCTTGATTTAACCCCCTGCGTTTCCGGAGGTCAGAAATTCGTTTGCCGGTTTCCATGTTATCACTCCTTACAATATGTAATTTTACCCTCACTTAATGTGAGGGTAAAGACAAAAGAAAAAACTTTGCAAAACGTGAGAATATTTGTTGACACTCACTCAAAGTGAGAGTATATTATACTTACAAAGAGTGAGAAACGAGGTGAGAATATTGACTAATAGAAACAAACGACTAGTAGCCGAAAGAGAGAGATTAGGGATTTCTCAGTCCGAAGCTGCTAAAGGAATCGGCATCACACCCGGTATGTACGCGATGCTAGAAACCGGAGATCGCAAAGGTTCTGATGAAACAAAGCGAAAAGTAGCAAGTTATTTTGGAGTATCTATCGAGTATCTTTTTTTTGGTGGCAACTTCACTTTAAGTGAGAATAGAAAGGAGGTAGCGAAATGACCCGACAAGAAAAGATCCAACTAATCCTCGACGCTCGTCCTCGTTTGGTGCATATCATCAAATGCGCTAACGACGATCAACTGGATAGATTGGTCGAGGAAGTTCAGAAAGAACTGGAACGTGAACTTGATGAAGCGGCTTTCGCTTAGATTCATTCTCGCAAAGGAAGCTGTTGAAAAACAGTCTAAATAGTAAGAAAGGATGTGGAGACATGAGAGCACAATCAACGTCAAAAGTGATGAACGCTCCAATTAATGACTTTTTAAGTAGAACAGGAATCATGAAAAAGGACATCGCGAAAGAAATGTTTGTCACCGGACAGACAATCACTGACTGGACTAGAGAAAGCCACCCTAAGCCGGTGACAGCCGAAAATGCTGTAAGGCTAGCCGAGGTTACTAACGATAGCAGGCTAGCCCAGACAATCGGGTATTTCTACCTTGGGTTACCTCGTCCATTAGATGGGGATTACAAACTGGACCTTAGCTACCTCGATGATCTTCGAGAAGTAGAGGAGGACGAACGGGACGAAATCCAACAGAATCGCAGGCTCCGGCGAATCCTTTGCAAGCAAGGCGAACTCGACAGTGAAGCTTACGACTTAGTGCTAGAGCTTGCTCGAGAACAAGCTGAGTCCTGCATCGTTAACCAGCAATACTTATTCGCGCTTTGTGAACGTCTCAATATATCGGTCATGGATTTAATGGATATGTACATGGATCAATGGAAGGCGGAAGGATATTTCGGAAAGGAGCTGTAAAGCATGGCAAATCAAAATACTAGTCTGGCTTTTCGGCTATCGAAAAATCTGTATCTCTTAATGGGGCAAGGAAAACCACTGAAAGTCAAAGAACTGGCTGAAATGAGTGGAGTAGACGCGAATACCATCAGCAAGATTAAAAATGGCTGGGATGGGGATTTTGCCGTTACTACCGTAACAATCGAAAAACTAGCGAAGGCCTTGAACGTCGATTGCGTGGATTTATTGAAGGAGGTTTGAAATGAAATACATCATCAGAATCGGCGCTTTCACTTGGATTTTAGCCGATATCATCACATGGTTTTTAGATTTTCGCTGGGCCATTACGATTGCGATACCAGTCGGAATGCTCCTGTTTACCATTTTTGACGATACGGAAGCAAAAAGGGCAAAAAAAAGACCCGCTAGCTTGCAGGCATGAGCGGGTCAAACGTTAATCGACGAAATTACCGTTAGCCTCATTATAACACAGCGAAAAGGAGTTGTGGAACATGAGTTTTAGCAGTGACTTAGATAGATATTTAACCACCCCAAATTGGGGCATTGATACAAAGCCTTTTACAGCGACCGCAGAAGAATACGAGCCGTTTGAGCCCGATGAAGATTGGCTTGGAAATCTGATTCAAGATGAAGATGAAATCTTCGAAGTCAGCTTCTACGAGTACAAAAACGGGCAGCGTTGGAAAGAATACCGCATCGCTACCGCCAAGAGCTTCCGCGAAGTGAAATGCGATCTCGCTACGTTTGAGGTTGAATACCTCGGCACTGGCGAACAATACAAAGAGGGCGTGACCCTTAATTAGGAGGAAATAGCATGAGTAACGAAGTAAGCGAACAAGTGAAAACATCAAATATCGGGGATATTTGGTCAGACCCCAAGGCCTTTGAAACGGCCGCGCGCATGGCAAACGCACTTTCTAGTTCTACGATCGTGCCAAAATCCTACCAAGGGGAGCGAGGCCTAGGAAACTGTATGATCGCGTTGGAAATGGCAAACCGACTGCATACAAGCCCGCTTATGGTGATGCAAAACTTGTACATCGTCAATGGGAACCCCGCTTGGTCAAGTCAGTACATTATTGCCATGATCAATAATTCTAAAAAATACAAGACAGAAATCCAGTTCGAAATTGAAGGAACTGGCGAAAACATGAGCTGTTATGCCTACGTTGAGACCTATGATGGCAGAATTGTTGAGGGTCCACTAATCACTATGAAAATGGCCCGAGAGGAAGGCTGGTCCACTAAAGGCGGTTCTAAATGGAAGACCATGCCAGAGGTAATGATTCGGTACCGCGCCGCCTCGTTCTTCGGACGGTTGAATTGCCCGGATATGATTATGGGCATGTATAGCGTTGAAGAGGTATTAGAAGATGATTTTGTCGGTATGAAACAAGCAAGCAACGCTGAAACAAAGAAAACACTAACGAATTTATCTGATTTGATTAAAAAAGATGAACCTGCGGCTTTGCCTGAGAAAACACCAACAGAGCACAAGGTTCCTGAAACCAAAGAAAAAGAAGTAGTCCAAGGCGACCTAGGCATCATTCCTAACTTTGGTAGAGAGGAAGGCGCTGAGTATGACACTAGCGACATCGACGAAGAAAATCCTTTCTGATGAAAACTACTATTCACGCGAGGCCGGACAGCTCTATATGTCCGCCTCGCAATATAAAGACTTCCAAGCTTGTGAGTTGATGGCTTGGGCGAAACTCAATGAAGAATGGGAGCCTGAGCGAGATCCGACAGCTCTCTTAGTTGGTAACTATGTGCATAGCTATTTTGAAAGCCCGGAGGCACATAAGAAATTCACAAGTGCTAATAAGGATAAATTGTACTCAAAAAGAGCCCCAAACGGACTGCTTAAGGCCTTCCAAGTAGCGGAGGATATGATATCAGCCCTTGAACGGCAACAGGCTTTTGTGAAGCTATATCAAGGCGAGAAAGAACACATTGTAACTGGTGAGATCGCCGGGGTGCAATGGAAAGGCAAGATTGATTGTTTGAATGTCGACGGCGGTTATTTCGTGGACATCAAGACCAGCGCTGATCTAACTAAGAAAGTTTGGAACGAACGGTTCGGCCAGAGAGTGAGCTGGGTTGCTGATTTTGGCTACTACATGCAGATGGCGGTATACCGTGAGCTTTTGCATCAGGAATACGGTAAGACCTTCACGCCGATTATAGCAGCAGTTAGCAAACAGTCGCCACCAGCTTTCAAGCTCTACACCTTGGATGAGTACATGCTCCAATTTGAGATGGATGAAGTCGAAAGAAACGCGCCACTATTTGACGCGATCAAAAACGGCGAACAAGAACCGGTAGCTTGCGGAAATTGCGAGTACTGCCGGGGACATTTGCAAATAACGGAATTTAGCAATACGGAAGATTAGGAGGGGTAACATGAACAATTACTTCTCCCACGATAGCAACGCAAGAAATTCAGACAAGCTATTGCCCGTCCGTATGAAATACGGTGCCGAGGGTTACGGAATTTATTTCATGATTTTAGAACGTCTCCGTGAGGAAAAAAACTACATGAGTGTCAAAGATTACAACATGCTAGCCTTTGACCTTCGTGTAGATACTGGAAAATTAAAAAGTATAGTTGAGGACTTTGGGTTATTTGCCTTTACCGATGACGGTAAGTGTTTCTACTCCGAAGGTTTCAACAAACGCATGGAGATAAAAGACGAAAAATCAAAGAAGCGATCCGAAGCAGGGAAAAAGGGAGCAGCTAAAAGATGGCAATCGGATAGCAATGCTATAGCAAAGCCAACCGATTCCGATAGCAAGAAAAGGAAAGAAAAGGAAACGAAAGAAAAGGAAAGAGAAGAGAAGCAGAAGAACCTTCCTGCTGCCTCTAATTCTGACCTTTCGGAAATCTATGCTTTTTGGGAGCAGAACGGCTATGGATCACTAGCGCCTGTAACCAGAGAAAACCTTGCCTATTGGGTAACTGACTTTCAAGAAATCGGCGCTACTCGTGCAGATGCGGTTCAAATCGTCCTGTTTTCGTTGCTACGAGGGATTGAAGGCAAGGGTAGGACTTATAACTACATCGATTCAATTTTAAAGAGCTGGGAAGGGAATCGCTTTTTAACTGTTTCTCAAATAAAAGCGGAAGACCCTTTTCTGATTAAGCATAAAAAACCAGAGAGACCTAAGCTGAGTTACGAGCAAGACGATGATGAAGAGCCTTATTTCTAAACAAGGAGGCATAACCAATGGCAAAAACAAAAAGTACGGGAGACGTTTTAGCGAATCTAATCGAGAGCCTGTTAGAAGTGCAGGGGGTATGTCCTGATTGCAATAGCCCGCTTTTCGGATGGAAAACCAAGAAACCAGACGGATCAGAGCGTTGTGTACCTACCTGCATGATTTGTGGGTATAAAGCACTCAAAAAGCGTGAGAAAACCGAGGTCAAAGAGCGGTACGACAAGGCGGTACGCGGCGATGCACTCGCATTTTTCTTGAGCCAATCGCTAGTTACAGATAAAAAGCTACTGAACTGCGATTTAAGCAACTACGCTGTCGTGGATGCAGAGACAAAACAAGCCAAAGAATTAGCGCTAAAATACGTCGATTCGGTGGTAGCGGGCAATCCAAGCCACATGATCTTGATTGGCAAAACCGGGGTAGGCAAGAGCCATATCGCCATGGGCATTTGCTATGAGGCCATGGAAAAATCCAATTACAATCTCAAATGTATCGTGATTAATTACCGTGAATTGTTGGAAAAGCTGAAAAATGCTTTTAACGACCGGGAAGCGCAACGAGAAGTCCAAGGCCGACTAATGCGAGATATCAAAAACGCTGATTTAGTTGTGATTGATGATTTAGGCGCAGAACTAGGTGGCGCATACGCTGGACAGAGTACCGTTTATAACAACGATATTATTAATTCCATCATGGAGGCGCGCCAAAATGAAGCGACAATCATCACGACGAATTTAAACGGAACTGAAGTCCAGAAAGCCTACGGAAAACGGATTGTTTCCCGGATTTCCCAGCATTTAGACGGCTTTACCTTTACGTTTAAGCAAACTACCGATAAGCGGAAAGTAGGCGTTAGCCAGTGAGAAAAACGATCACCAAACGCCGGCACAAGTACGGCGCTAGAAAGACCGTTAGACACGGCATCACCTTCGATTCGGCGGCAGAGGCGAATTATTACCCGTTTGCCTTTGCGTACGCTACTGAACACGGATATGAGCTACGCCTGCAAGAAGCTTTTGAATTATTGCCAAAACACCGTAGAAACGGCAAGGCTGTGCGAGCCGTCAAGTATGTACCAGACTTTAGCTTTTGGGAAGGCGACACCTTGGTTAAGGTGGTTGACGTCAAGGGTATGCAGACATCGGATTTTAAAATTAAGGCCAAGTGGTTCTGCTACCGGTACAATGTGGATTTGACCATTGCGAAGTACGACTACAAAAAGGGAGTTTTCGAAGAGACTGTATTTTGAGGTGAATTGATAAATGAAACTAGCAGAAGGCACGCAAGTACGCGCCCGGGCTTGTGAGTTCTCCAAGCCAATCCGGGGCTACATCGTGAAAGTTAACGAGAAGACGGCGGTAGTGCGGATTGAGAATACCAGCGATTGCGACAAGTTTAAGGCCAAAGCAAAGAGCGGCATGGCAATCGTGAATCTGAAAGACATCACCGTTTTGCATTTAGGCAAGTGGATTAAGCCGGGAAAGGTCAAAGGCGCTAAGCACGTCAACAAAGCGCGGCTGAAGAATCCGGGTGCAGAAATCAAGTTTACGGATCGCGACGGGAAAGTGACGGTGTACGCCAATGCTCGAATATGCGGAGAAGCTATCAACCGTGATGCACAAACAATATATAACACCTGTCGGCAAGGCGGGGCATTTTCCAAGCGCAGCGAGCTATACGGTTGCAAGGTTGAGCGGATGAAAGTCGTGCGGACGTATGACTACTAGGAAAGAGAATTGGAGGGGGATAAATGAACAACCGACAAAGATGCGTGGCCAAACTAAAAGTGCAGGAAGAAAAACGGCTTCGAGCAAGAGATGCCCGTATTATTAGAGAAATGGTTGCCAGCGTTATGAAGAAGTTGAATAAATAAAAAAGCACCAGACCATCAGCCCGGCGCAAATAATTAATCTCGACAATTAATTATAACACGGAGGGCGCCATGTTTGAAAGAGATGACCGGCTAATTGCGGAATACAAAAACAGTTTGAATCAATTGAGAAAGGCCCAACGTGCCATTTCCTCCAAAAGATCACGAGAAACGAAAAAAGACCATGGAACAGAGGTTTCTGTAATCATTGATGACAGGTCTTGTTTTGAGAAAGATGATCAGTCCATTATCCAAGGGATGATTAACGATTGCGAGTTTGCATTGTTCTGGCTAGAACACGGTTATGAAAAGCCATTTGATGATGAAGACTACTACCGTTTGCCGAAACATAGGAGAAATCAATTGTGGGCTGATTTAGATGATGCTGTAAGTTGGCATGGTATTGCGTCTGTAAATACCGCCGACCAAAAAGACAAAAAGAATACCGAACTGGTCGAGCAGTTGCAAGAGATCCTATCTACTCTTTCAAACAGAGAATTAGAACTATTTAAATGGCGCCACGAAGTAATGTTGACCGAAAAGGAGTGCGCTGAAAGAATGGGAATCAGCGTAGGGACAGTGAAAAGCATGTCTCAACGAATTCGAGATAAAATTGAACATTATTTTGAATATGGATATCAAATTGAATTATTCTAAAAGCTGTAACCCTAACCCACCCAATATATGGAAGGGTTGTTGTAGTAACGAGCTTTTCACACCAAATTAGTATATAAACCGGCCGGGCGAAAGTCCAAACTACAAAAAACAATTGAAAACTTACTTCGCGCTTTGGCCGGTGAATATAAACCACGAGAGAGGCTTCTGTTTAAAAAGTGCTCACAACTAAAATAGAAACCACATTCGAATGTTCGCGTGGAACTGGGCGCTTCGGCGCCTGTACATAGCAACCACCGCCTCCTTTCATGAAAATCTAGCTGGGATACTTTTGTCATTTGCCTTTTCTGGTGGTTGCGTGTTTTTTATGTAGATTATTATGCAGTCCGTCTGGTACCATGTGTTTTGGGAGGCGATATAATGGTGTATAAATTTGATGCTGATCGATTTAATGGAGCGCTACGAGAGACGATGAACCGATCAAATGCAGCCATTGAAAGTATGGCAGAACTTAATAGAAGTAAAAACATGAGAGATGAGCTTCAAGACGAGGCTAACAAAGCAACTTTGGAGAATCGTGAACTTTTGAAGGAAATAGCAGAAAATACTGCTTATTTGAAAAAAATTGTTGAAATAAATCGCGAAACACAGTTGAATACTGAAGAATTGAACCATATCATGAGAGCAATATATGATGTTTCAAAAGCAAATAGCAAAGAAGAAGCTGATAGTTTTTATGCTAAGGCTTTGGCTGCTATAAATAGCTCCGGTGAGACAGCGGGGAATATAGTTAATTTAAGTTCATTGCTGTTGGGGTTATATGAAGTTGTGTGCAATTTCCAATAATATTCTGACCTCCTTGTGAGGTCTTTTTTAGTACCTAGATAATATTTCAAGATATTTCCGTAAGGTATTCGGAATATGCTGTCCTTGGTACAAATTTTGAAATGCTGCATATTGTTTCTTTGATGTGTTCCCTTTATCAAATGGCATTTCTGACCAGGCGTAGAAACCTGATGAGAAAGTGAAGTTATTATCTCCGATTTGAAGCGGAAAAGAAAAGTTTGGCTGTTTCGTGAGCTCGACGTACACGAAAACGGATTCTCCGTGTTTGCTGTAATTCCAAAGATATTTAATAGCTTGAGTTTCTGGATAATTTTTAATTGAGCTATCTGCTCTTTCAATAAGAGCGCCAATAAATGATAGGGTTACAAAAATTTCCTCTTCGATAACTTGTAAGTATGATAAATCAGATGGTGTGAAGTCGCCTGGTTTTTCCATTAAGGTAATTGTTTTATTAATGTGACTGACAGTGAGTTTCTTTAACAGTTCGTATTCCATTTCTATCACTCCTTTAGATTGATTATATCAGAGGAGGTTAGAATGTATAAATTAGCCTAATTGGGGTGGTGGTAGTGGCAAAACTAACAGAAAAACAACAACGATTTGCTGACGAGTATATTCGGCTTGGCAATGCCACCGAAGCCGCTCGATTAGCTGGTTATAGCCCAAGGACAGCACGATCTATTGGGGAAGAGAACCTGACAAAACCTGACATTAAAGCTTATATTGACGGGGTTCTTGCTGAAATGGCATCTAAGCGTGTGATGGACGCTACTGAGGCAATGGAGATTCTGACGTCTATCGCTCGAGGTGAGATGGAAGAAACGATATATATCGGCACTGCTGATGGAGGTGAGACTATAGACGACAAGCGCCCAGATATCAACCAGCGCACCGCAGCATTAAAAGAGATACTCAAACGATATCCGATTGATAGAGAAGGCAAGGAGCGTCTTTTGCAAGCTCAAGCTGATAAAGCGAAGGCTGAGGCTGGCGTGGCTGAGTTTAAACTTGAGGCCATTCTAGGCGCTAGCGATGCTGACGATCCTATCATCGTCATTGATCCGTGGAGTGATCGCGATGGCTAAAATCCAATCATCTAAAACCATGGACGTGACTAAAAACGTCAATCCACACTTTTCCGAGGTCTGGAAGGCGAGTAAGCCATACAACATTCTAAAAGGTGGACGGAACTCGTTTAAATCCTCTGTTATCGCATTGTTGCTGGTGTCACTGATGATTCCGTACTTAAAGCGCAATAGCAAGGCTAACGTCGTAGTTATTCGGAAAGTCGGGAACACCATCCGGGATTCCGTTTTTAATAAGATTCAGTGGGCACTCAAAAAGTTTCATCTCATGGGTCAGTTTGATACGACGGTTTCGCCGTTTAAGATTACGCATCGAAAGACGGGCTCAACGTTCTATTTTTATGGTCAAGACGACTTTCAGAAGCTCAAATCCAACGATATCAACGACATCATAGCCGTTTGGTACGAGGAAGCGGCCGAGTTTAAAAATGCAGAAGAGTTTGACCAATCAAACACTACATTTATGAGACAAGTACATCCTGACGCTGACTTCGTGCGATTCTTTTGGTCATATAACCCGCCTCGTAACCCTTACTCGTGGATTAACAAGTGGGCGGAAGATAAAAAGAAGGACCCGTCCTATTTGGTACATGAATCGAGCTATCTAAATGATGTGCTGGGATTTGTAACCGACCAGATGCTGACGTTGATTAATCGGATTAAGGACAATGACTTTGACTACTATCGCTATTTGTATCTGGGTGAGCCTGTTGGCCTTGGAACAAACATCTACAACGCCGAACTCCTTCAACCGCTTGAGGGCATTGACGAGTTGCAACAAGGCGAGCGGATAACAGGTCTGCACTACACGATAGACAGTGGGCACCAAGTATCAGCTACCACCGTTTTGTGCGTAGGCTATACCAACAAGCGGAATGTTATCTTGCTAGACACTTACTACTACAGTCCAGCCGGCAAGACGGTCAAAAAGGCGCCTAGCGAGCTGTCTAAGGAGCTTAATGCTTTTATCAAGGAAACGTCAGGTAAATGGCGTGTTCCTATTCAAATACGCCTGATTGATAGCGCAGAAGGTGCGCTAAGGAATCAATACTATCTGGACTTCCAAATTAATCTCCAAACAGTTAACAAGAAAAAGAAAGTAATCATGATCGACTTTGTGCAGGACTTGCTGGCACAGGGTCGTTTTTATTATCTCAACACCAGCGCCAACGAGGTGTTTGTGGACGAGCACAGGCGCTACCAGTGGGACGAGAAAACACTCAACAGCGATGACCCGAAAGTGATTAAGATTGATGACCACACGGTTGATGCGTTTATGTATTTAGTGTTGACCATGGCAGCGCAATGGGGCCTTAAGGTCTAGGAGGTGAAGAATAGTTGAACATCATTGACAGAATCAAGAATATCTTTAGAAAGGGGGCGGTCACCATCGGCGTGAAACAGAATCTATCAAGCGTATTAGATCATCCGAAGATAGCTGGCGATAGCAAAGAGTATGCGCGCATCAAGGATAGCCTGGCACGTTATGAGGGCGTTTATCCGGCTATCAAATACAAGAATAGTAACGGAAAAGAAGTACAACGTAAGCCTGGCACCATCAACATGATGAAGAAAGTTGCGAACAAGTATGCGACCGTCGTCTTTAATGAACAGTGTGAGATTAATGTCGGCGATGGTAAGGAAGATGCTCTTAGCGAGTTTATCAGTGGGGTGTTTGATCATAACGACTTCAAGAAAAACTTTTCGAAGTATCTGGAGCCGATGTTCGCTATTGGTGGCTTGGCTTGCCGTCCGTATTATGATGTAGCACAAAACCAGATTGAGTTTAGCTGGGCTTTGCCAGATGCGTTTTATCCGCTGCATTCAAATACCAACAACATCAGCGAGTGTGCGCTGACCTTTCGGACAACCAAGGCGGTTGGCGACAAGAACATCTACTACACACTGATTGAGTTTCACGAGTGGCAGGACGGGCGCTATATCATCACGAACGAGCTATACCGTTCAGAGCAGTCGAACATTGTTGGTATGCTCGTGCCACTATCTGAGGTATACGAAGACTTACAACCCGAAACGATTATCGATGGGTTGACACGTCCGTTGTTCGTGTACCTCAAGCCTTCTGGATTTAATAATATCAATCCATACTCTAATCTTGGCCTTGGAGTCTGTGACAACTGCAAGGACACGCTAGACCGCATTAATCGCACGTTTGACCAGTACGACCAAGAAATCACGAAAGGCAAGCGCCGCATATTGGTTAGCGAGCACTTGCTTAATAGCCAAATGGACGAACAAGGCAATATCAAGCTGTTTTTTGACGATACTGAGGATGTCTTCCAAAAGATTCCAAGTGGCGGGTTGGATGATTACACTATCGAAGATTTAACATCAGAAATCCGCTCAACACAGTACATCGATACGATTAACCACCATTTCAAGACGTTAGAGATGGAAGTCGGTCTTTCAGCCGGCACGTTTTATTTTGACGGGCGCAGCACGAAGACCGCTACCGAAATCGTTGCTGAAAATACACAGACCTATCAAAGCCGGTCTATGCAGATAACAGAAGTCGAGAAATTTATCAAAGAGTTGGTTGTGTCAGTCTGCGAGCTTGGAAATGCTTTGGGCGTGTACAAAGGCGTGATTCCTAAGTTTAGCGATATTGGCGTGGACTTTAGAGACGGTGCCTTCCAATCAACTGACGAAAAAATCACTTATTATCAAAAGCTAATCTCTATGGGCTATCCGACTTCTAAGGCGCTAGAAGAGATTCTAGAGCTTCCGGAAGGCAAAGGCGAGGAGTTATTGGCTGAAGGCTTGAGGGAGTCAGGGACTAGAATGTCGGGCATGATTCCAGACTTGCCAACGGAAGCGGAGTGATCTAGATGGCGAAGCAATCGCAGCAAGACATCAAGTCAGCTTATCTAGTGGACCTCTACCAACATTTAGAAGATGAAATCATCAAGCTGATTGTGAAACGGCTGAATACGATAGACCTCGATAGCCTACAATCTGACGAGGTGCTGAACTGGTATTTTCAAAAGCTTAACGAGTTGGGTTCACTTGATTGGGACACGGTTCAAAAGCTTGTGAGTCAGACATCTAAGCTATCCAAGAAACAGCTTGCCTCCCTGATTAAAGAGGACGGGTATCAGATAGCAAGTGACGAAAACAGGAGACTTGCGAACCTGATGAACCGCGCTGAAAAGCCTTGGTCTGATTTAGATCAGATACTCAATCAATTATTTGATAGTACGTGGCTTGATATTGAGAACTACGTCAATCAAACGCTGCTATCCACTAACTTCGAAGATAACGGCGTGGCTAAAGCCTACACGGACATTCTTAATAAAACTCTAGCCCGTGTCACAACGGGCTTAGAAACGCCACAGAACGCCTTCAAACGAGCAGTGAAGGAATTAGTTCAGAGTGGGATTAAAACTGGTTTAAAGGACAAAGGCGGGCACGATTGGAGCTTGGAGCGGTATGTCCGCATGGTAGTCGATAGCACCAATCATCACGTTAACAACGATCTAAGACTATCTCGCATGACTGAATACGATTGCTACACAGCTTATATGAGTACCAAAGCGGCTGCTCGTGAGGCGTGTGCGCCAATTCAAGGTAAGGTTGTGCTGATGGTACCTAATAACCAAGCACCGCCAGAATTAAGACGCTTACCGTCTGTTTATGACTATGGCTGGCGAGAGGCTTCTGGATGTGGTGGGATTAATTGTCACCACCGCTGGACGCCATGCTTGCCGGATATGGATATCAGTAAATATCCTAAGCCACCAAGCGAGAAAGAGGCTATCAAGAATGCGGAGCTAGTTGCCAAACAACGACGCCTAGAAACTTCTATCCGCCAAGCTAAGAAGATGCTCAAGTCTGCGGAGCTAGTCGGGACGGAGGAAGAGGTTGGACATTTTAAACAATTAATTCGCAACCGACAATCTACGCTTAGACAGTATATCCAAGACAATGAAAAGCTGTTGCATCGTGATTACAGTAGAGAACAAATTTACTCTTAAGGAGGAATCGTTATGGAAAACCAAGGAATACCGAATAACGAAAATGCTTTTGTGGAGTTTTTTAAAGGTCTGGACGAGAACTATCAGCGGTATTGCATCGAAGAGATCAAGCGGAAGATTAAGAAACCGCCGGACGAATGGGAAACCGAGGAAGTCTATGGCGATAACGGCGAGTTAATAGCTATACATCGGAGGCCAATCGTTAATGGTCAGGCGGGAGTGTGGTCCGAAGTATCTCCCTAGCCGGGGTTAAGGAAGTTTAAACCCGTCGAATTCGACGGGTTTGGGAATAATTGTGGATAAGTCCTAGAGATAGGGCTTTTTATTTTGCCCTAGACCTGCTCGGAAGTCTCTAAAAGACGGCTCACAGTGGTAGTTGCCACTCAAAAAATTCTTAGGAGGACGTATCAAAATGAAACAAGAAGATTTAATTGCACTCGGTGTTGACGAGGAAACAGCTAAGTCAATCATGGCATTGCATGGCAAGACCGTAACCCAACTAAATGCGCAGGTAGCTACCTTAGAAGGCGAACGGGACACAGCGCAGCAACAGTTAGCATCTAATCAAACAGAGCTAGATGCGCTGAAAGAATCAGCAAAAGGCAATGAAGCCTTAACCACTCAACTTGCTGACTTGCAAGCCAAGTTTGACGAATCTAAAACAAACTCGGAAAACACCATCGCAGACCTGAAAAAACAGTCTGCTATTGAGCTGGCTTTAACACAAGCCGGGGCACGCAATATCACAGCCGTTAAGGCGCTTTTAGATGCTGACAAGCTAACTGTGTCCGACGAAGGCGTGGAAGGCTTAGAAGAGCAATTGAAGGCTGTCCAAGAGGCAAATGATTACTTGTTTCAACAAAGTCCGGCTGAACCCGGCAAGCCCACTATCGTTACTGGTGGCAATCCTAAGGGCGGTTCGGACGAAGGTAAAAGCATTGTACAAAAAATACAGGAAAGATTAGGTGAATAAATATGGCAGTAGTATTAGACAGTAAAGACCTAGCAACATTAGACAAAGAATTCCGAGCGGATTCCCAAGTTTGGGACGTATTGACCCAAGGTGCTAAAAGTATTACCGCGGCAGACTTTGTAGGCGCCAATGAAGTGCGTATCAACAAAATGTCCGGCTTTATGGAAGCGACGCAATACAAACGGAATCAAGACAACGCACGGAGCGCAATCTCCATCGAAAAAGAAACAGTTAAGCTCACTCACGAAGACTGGTTTGGTTATGATGTGGACCAACTAGATCAAAGCGAAAACGCTGCGTTGACAATCAGCAACGTGGTGACTGAACACAAACGCTTAATCACTGTCCCACACCGTGACAAAGTCGCTGTCCAAGTGTTGTTTGATAATGCTGGTAACAAAGTGACAGAAACATTGACAGAAGACACTATTTTGGCGGCGTATGATGCAGCCGAAGAATACATGACTGACAACGAAGTGCCTGGCGGTTATGTGATGTTTGTCTCTGCAGCAACTTACCGTTTGTTGAAAAATGCGAAAGGCGTTACTAAATCCTTTAGCACCAACCAGCAAGCTATCAACGGTATCAACCGTACTGTGGCTCAAATTGACGGCGGTGTGCCAATCATCAAAGTGGCGAAAAATCGTTTCGCTGGTATTAACATCGAGGACACCATCAACTTCATTATCACACCGTTAACGGCAGTAGCGCCAATCGTTAAATTTGGTACTGTGGACACCGTTCCTGCATCTTCTGACCGGTCCGGCTACCGCGACACCATCAAAGGGTTAGACTACTACGATGCGATTGTATTTGACAACGCTAAGAAAGCTATCTACGTTTCTTACGTTGCTGCAGAAGTGACACCCTAAAACCGCCCTAACAACAGCTTTAGGGCGTCCTACAGCTAAGAACACAGTGGCAGAGATTAAGGCGTATCTTGATAGCGTCGGTATCGAGTACCCGTCGAACGCGATTAAGGCAGACCTGCTGACACTGGTAGAAAGCGGTGATGAAGATGGCGTATCTGACCTATGAAGAGTACACATCGTTTGGCTATGAGGATGTTGATGCGACAGAGTTCAGCAAGCTGGTTGAAAAGGCCGGCGACTTCATGGACCTACAGACGCGTAACTTTTACCAAATTAACCCGATTGATGAAGATCCTAGCGCCTTTCGGAGGACGAAATTCAAGAAGGCGGTAGCGCTACAAATCGACTACATGCATCAGGTTGGGGCTACTACAGCGTCAGAAATGAGTAGCCCGCAGTCTTGGTCGGTAGACGGCATGAGCGTGTCTACGGGCGGTTCTGGTGGCAATAGCGGTTCTAGTGCGTCTATCATCTCGGAAGATGCTATCTGGGCGTTATCTGGCACAGGCCTTTTGTATAGGGGGTTAGGCTAATGGCTTATTATCCGTTGCCACCCAAGCGGGCCTTCTGCCATACCATCAGTTATTTGGTCAAGACTGGTGAGGACGATTGGGGCAAGCCAATTACCGAAACCGTCGAGATCAAACACTGTTGGTTTAATCGTGCGACACAATTCACGCGGTCAGGAAACAATAGTTCTGAGACGGCGCCTAACGCATCAATCACCATGACTAACCGCTATTCTGGTAAGATTCCGGTTTTTAAGGTAGATGATACAGTCACTTTTGACGGTGAGGACTACACCACCGTGATGTCTAAGCCTTTAATCATCAACGGCCAAGAAATCGGCTGGCGACTGGAGGTTAAATAATGGCAGGTATATCAGTCAAGATTGACCTTTCAGGCGTTAAGAAAAAGATATCCCAGCAAGCGTTTGACCGTGGCCAGTATATGATGGCTAACAAGATGCTGTCGGATATGAATGAGAACTTTGTACCGGAAAAAGACGGAAACCTACGGCAATCAGGTCAGGTAGCATCCGATGGCAAGCAGCTAGTCTGGAACTCGGTCTACGCTAGGCGCCACTATTATGCGCCGGGTAATTGGAAATACACGACACCGGGTACAGGCCCGCGGTGGGACGAGAAGGCCAAGGGAGTATTTATGAGTACATGGATTGATACCTTTATGAAAGGGGCGGGATTCTGATGGATTTAATCGAACGTTTAAAAGACAGCGTGAATACCATTAACGGATTACCCGTCCGATGCTTGCTCGGCTATCTCAAGCCAGAAGAATCCTTCGTGGTCTATCCGTTGCCTGGTTCCAAAGTCGTACGCCGGTACTATGACGGCATCAAAGACCAAGTATTAAACTTTGAGTTTGCCATGA